TGGCCTGCTCGCGCTGCTTGGGTTTGATGGCGTTGGGGTCGCCCAGATAGGGCTCGTACATCGCCCGCAGTTGCCCGATGGTGGTCGCCAAGGGTTGCCCCGTCTTGATGGCATTGTAGAGCACGTTCTGGCTCGCGGTGATGAGCGTATTGTTCAATCCCTTGACCGTGAAGTCGGCCTTGGCCTTGAAGAACGCCAGCGCCTTCTCGGGCTTCACGCCGTCCGTCCCGAGGACGCTGGCGTAGTCCTTGGGCAAGGTGCTCGCGCCCGCCGCCTCCCCGATCTGGTAGGCCTCGGAGACAATCGCCCGCGCGGTCTCAAGCAACTCGCCCATGAACTTCAGCTTCAGGTCGGGGATGACGTTGGTGTCCATCTCGCCGTCCTCGAACTTTTGGGCGACCGTCTTGAGGTAGGCGTCGGTCGAGCGGCGCAGGATGGCCTGCATGCGCTTGGTGCCCATCTCTTGCAGATCGTCCAGGCTGCGTTCCACGTGAGCGAAGTCAATCTTCTTCTCGAACTCCGTGGGGGCGCGGACGTACTTGGCGATCTCCGCCCGTGGGACCTTGGTGTATTCCGCCCCGCTGCCGTACTCGGTGTCTCCCGCAGCCGGTGCGGACCAATCAGACCAGCCGCCTCCCCCACCCCCTGTGTCACCGCCGCCTGTCCCCCCACCGAACGGGTCCGTGGGCTGCGGCGGGAGGGGCTGTCCATCCGGCCCGAGCGTCGCCGGGTCGGGAGCCTTGGCAGCGGCTTCGGCCTGCGCCTTGTCCGCCTCGGTCTCTTCGCGCTCCGGGAAGCCGGTCACACTGCGGATGTGCGACTCGTCCTCGAACGTCGGCTTCACGACCTTCCCCGTCACGGCCTGGAGCCAGAGGGTGAACAGGGCCGCCTCTTCCTCGCTCGTGAACGGGAGCCATTTGAACTTCGGCGGGTCCTCGACCGTGTAGTTCCAGTCCACTAATCGGTTGACCAGTTGCACCTGGATCACGTCCTCGGCGAGGTCCCGGCGCAGGTCGTCCACCACGAGCATGAACACGTCGAAGTGCTTGCGCGCCTGCGAGTAGCTGCCGGTCGTGGGTTCGGACGACACGCCGAGCCGGTTCGGGACCAGGATCGAGCGGGTGATTTCCATGTTCGACTCTTCAATGAGCCACTTGAAGATGTCAATGCCCCGCCCGCTGGCTTCTTGCAAGAGCAACTCGAAGCTGTTCGGGAACGTGAAACTGGTATTCGCCTGGATGTTCGAGAGCATCTGGCGGAAGTCGGCGATCTCCTGTGGGAACGGATGGCCCGGCGGGAACTTGCCCACCGGAATCGGAATCGCAAACCGCTCGGCGTAGATGCCGACCCATCGCCAGACGTTGTCCTTCATCCACCAGGGCGCATAGGCCGAGCGCAGATCGCTCAGCCCTTTCCAGTTGCCGAACTCCCGCTGGTAGACATAGAGCAAGAACTTGTCGAGGGGCAGCGGCTCGCCCATCCAGTTTTGCTTGAGGCCGTCCGCCTTCAGATTGTCGAACGCATCGACGTCGAAGCTGAAGTCATGCGGGCGGCGGGTCTTCAGCGTGCGCAGGCCGTACTTGCCCTTGTAGGGTCCCTCCTCCAAATACTTCAGGACGATCTCGGTCACGCTGAACCCGTAGTCGAGCGCCGTGAGGATTTCGCGCAGGCAGTCATCGAACGAGCCATAGAGCGGGTCGAGGTGTTTCAGCGTCCACTCGACAAACTCGGCCGGGACCTTGTCTTTCTTTTTGTCGGTCGCCGGGACGACCTCCCACCCGGTCGAAAGCGCCGCCCCTTTCTTGAGGGCCATGGCCGCCTTGACCTGGGCATCGCGCCGCATCTGGTCATACAGGTCCATGCTCTTGCGGCCAATCAGATCGTCCTGGGGGTTGTAGATGCGGGCGTTGGCCGACCACCAGGAAAAGAGCGAGTTGGGGTTGTACGAGACTTCCCCCATCCGCTCCAGCGCCTTGGGCGGGGTGGGCTTGACCTCAGTGGACTCGGGCCGCCCGCTTCGTTGCCCCGTGGCGTAGGTTCGCAACCGATCTAAGAGGCTCATCGTGCAGGCTCCCGTTCGGACTGTGCCGATCTACCAACGTCCCCAGGTCCGACCACCCGTGGCACCTGCCTCGCTCCAATCCGCTGTGTGGGCCATGCGCTCGCCTCCGGCCTGCGGCCCATATCCGCGCGACACGTTCATGCGGACGTGCCAGGCTAAGGTGCCCGCGACCAGGGAATCCGGCGGATGGCCCGCGCCGTACAGATCGTCCACGCGACAGTACCGATGCTCGTTGTAGACGTACTCGATCATAGGGTACACGATGGCCCCCTGCTGAAGCGCCACCGCGTAGGTGCTGAACATATCGTGCCGCGCCCGCCCGACCATCTGCACGGGGTTCACCGCGCCGTATAGGATGTCCTCGACCACGGTGCCCAAGCCGGTCGCGTCGTGCGCCGCCGTGCCGGGGTACTTCCGGCAGCGCTCTTCGAGTCGGCGGATCATCTCCGGGTACGGGCGACGCCCGAGCCGCTCCCACGCGACGCACCGCCAGGGCGAGCAGTCGGCGCGGAAGGTCGCGATGATTGTCCAATCTTCCTTCTTGCCCCAGTCCGCGCCGGTCGCATAGACGGCTCCGGGCTGCGGCTCCTCGAAGGTAAGCATCTCGCCTTCCTTGCCCACGCCCCCGCCGAGCGCCGGGTCGAAAGCCAGCGAGAGGGTTTCGAGGGTGAACATTCGGCCTTCGGTCGAGGGTTCGCCCAGTTCGTACTCGACGTCCCACATATACTCGGTGACTTCTTGCCGCTTGCGGTCTACTTCCGCAATCGAGAGCCAGCCGTGGGGTTCGGCGTTCTCGCGCCAGCACCAAGTCCACACGGGCCAGCTTTTCCCAGCGGCCCGCTTGAGGAGTTGTGTCATGGTGCCGTCCGGGTACTGATGGGTCGAGGACATGACCGTCTGCGTGGCGATCTTCTTCGCGCCCTCCATCGGCTGCCCTTGGGCGGCGTCGAGGATCGCGAGGTCCATTTCGTCGCAGTTGTGGACCAGGACTCCCTCAGCGAAGAAGCAGTGGTGATCCGCAACGGAGATGTCGAAGACGGGGATTATCGGGCCGGTGGTTCGCAGGACCAGCCGAACGACTTCATCAGGGTTTGCATCCAGAGGTGGGTGTCCCGCTGTCGCAAAACAATTAGGCGATAGCCGAGAGACGTGAGGAACTTTCGTTTGCGCGCGTCGCGTTGTTTGTGTGTGGGTTTGTCGTGCCAATATCCCCCGTGAACCTCGATGATTACATTGAGAGAAGGGAGCAGAAAATCCACAATGAATGGCCCCGTCGCAACCTGTTCTCTGAATCGAAGTTTCAACACGCGCAGAAGTGCGGCGCACTGTGCTTCTGACTTCGACCGCGTCGTGCGATTTTTCATTGCCAGCGCGCGAGACGCCATCATGCGGGCTATTCCGCCCGTCGTTGATAGGAACCGGAGCCAGCAAGGTTTGCATCGGAGCGTGCCGACCACTTTGAGCTTCACCCCGCAGTCTTGGCAGTGTGGCTTTGCTCGACCACGATGCTTGAACAGGCACGCCCGGCATCGGGTAGCCATCCAACTGACGACACGCCCGCAGTCCATACAGGTGCGCGATGGGGTCGCCACATGCTTGCAATAACACGCCTGGCATCTTTGCCCCTTGGCACCTGTCAATTTCTTTTTGCAATCGAGGCAGCGATGTGCGGAGGCATCGCGTCGGAGATTCCAGCACGAGAGGCAGAGCCCGGTCTTGTTGCGAGCCGAATCGTAGAGCTTCGCGCCGCACTGGATGCAGGACGGCACACGCTTCTCCAATGGCAATCTCGGACGCCGCCTTCCATCCAGACCTTGTATAGAATTTGTGTTCAGGGGTACAGGTGATGATTCGCCCATCCGAAAACTCCAAGGTGACTGTGGCCCGATTTCCTTTAGGCATCACCGCGAGAATCGGAGCGATGGACGCCTCTGGGATTCTCCCGCCGGTATTCGCCGTGAAAACTAAGTCCCCAGATTGTAGTTCTCCAATCGGCCTGTCTCCATCTGGCGTGGCTACCATTGTATCACC